CAATATTTAGATGCCGTGAATTTTGCCGGGGGTAATGCGAAAGCTGATCCAAATCAGGAAATAATCAGTCATTTTGTGATTGAGCAGCTTACCAGCCTCACCCGAGAAACGGCGACCTTTACGCTGGCATTACCGATTGAAACTGATAATGCCAAAATCCCCAGCAGAATTATTATGGCGGACACCTGCACTTGGATTTACCGCTCGGCGGAATGTGGCTACACCGGCAAGCAGTATTTTGATGAAAAAGACAAGGCAACATCAGACCCAAAAGCCGATAAATGCAGCCATTGCCTGAACGGTTGTGAATTGCGAGGCAATCAGCGTAATTTTGGTGGATTTGTATCGGTGAATAAATTGGGGTAATGAATGGAATTGGAACAACAAATAATCGACTACGCCCTCCAACACGAACCGCACGAAATGTGCGGCTTTGTTGTTTTTGACGGCAATAAAAATCGATTTATCCCTTGCGAAAACCAAGCGGAAGACAAAGCCAATTACTTTGAAATCTCCGATCTTGATTACATCAAAGCAGAAGAAAAAGGCGAACTGGTAGCAGTAGTGCATTCGCACCCTGAGCCAAACGGCAAGCCGGTACTCTCTACCCTTGATCGCAAAATGCAGGTACAGACCGGTTTAGATTGGTGGCTAGTGCATAATCGGCAAATCCATAAATTCCGCAATGTACCACATTTAATCGGGCGTGAGTTTAAACACGGCACAATGGATTGCTACACGCTCTACCGTGATGCCTATATGCTTGCCGGTTACGAGATGGACGAATTCGATCGACAAGATGACTGGTGGCATACCGGGCAAAATCTTTATTTGGATAATATCCAAGGGCAAGGTTTTGAGCGAGTGGGAACCCCACAAATCGGCGATGTGATTTTAATGCAAGTAGGTGCTGATGTGCCGAACCACGCTGCCATTTACATTGGCGAACAGATGGTAATCCATCATAGCCCGAACCGATTATCTAAGCGTGATTTATACGACGGCTATTGGTTACGTCATACCCACAGCATTTGGCGGCATAAACTGGCGGATAAGTTAGATTTTGACGGCATATTGAATGATATTGCTGTAAATAACTAACAAAAAATGACCGCTTGTAACAAAAACAAACCCCGAAGCGTTTGCAGCACTTCGGGGTTTTTCATATCCACTTACCTAACTAAGAGGACATAAATTAAATGAATGATAAACGATTTACATTCAAATTTCTAGGAGTTCTTATGGAAGCAATTAATATTACCCCAAAAGAAATCAGAAAAACAATGTGGACAGCCGCAATAATTCTCTTTTTGTTTGCGTTCATCTGGAAAGCCCCTGAATTTATCACTGCTATTCGTTGGTGGTAACTATGATTACAGTTAAATTTTACGGACACTTAAGAAAATTTGGTACAGACTTTAAGCTTGAGGTAAAAGACACCGCTGAGGCAATTCGTGCCTTATGTACACAGATTAGAGGATTGCGTGAGGCATTGCGAGACGGTGTTTATAAAGTCCGTATCGGTAAGCAATATTTAGACCCATCAGCCCTTGAAAAAGGGCTTTTTTATTGCTTGAAGAAAGGGCAAACCATTCATTTTACCCCTGTTATCAAAGGGGCGAAAAGCGGGGGTGTTTTCCAAGCTGTGTTAGGTGTAGCCTTAATTGGAGCCGCATTTTTTCTCGGGCCGGTCGGTTGGGGAGTTCTAGGGGCTTCTTCCGCAATGATGATGGGAGCAATGGGGGCATCAATGTTACTAGGAGGAGTTTCCCAAATGCTCACCAAAATGCCAAAAGCCCCCACAATGGGTAATGAAACAGAAAAAGAAAGCTCAACGGCTTTTTCAAATTTAAATAACTTGGTGGCTCAAGGCAAACCTGTGCCGTTGGCTTATGGCTTAATTCGGACCGGCTCGCTTGTGATTTCACAGGGAGTTGAGACGATGACTGTAGAGGTATAATTATGGGATTATTTAGTCGTAAGAGAAAAAATCATACTCCTAAAGAAGCACCGGAAACTGGTCGCTCTAAACAGATTGTGAATATCGTGGAGTTACTCTGCGAGGGTGAAATTGAAGGCTTGGTAGATGGCTTTAAATCGATTTATCTTGACGGCACGAAAATCCAAAACGATGACGACAGCTATAATTTTAATAATGTGAGCGGTCAGTTAAATGTCGGTACGCAAGATCAAGAGGTATTAGAAGGTTACGACAGCTCACAAAATGAAGTGAGTGTGGGTGTAGAAGTCAAGAAAAAAAACGGTGCAATCGTCCGCACCGTTACTGATGAACGCATCAGCCGTTTGCGTTTAACGTTGGGCGTGCGGTCACTATTCCATCAAAATAATCAAGGCGATACCAATACCACCAATGTTGATTTAAAAATCACGATTGGCACACGGCAATATTCGCATAGCTTTAACGGCAAATACAGCTCGCAATACCTTGAATCTGTGGTGTTTGATAACCTGCCGCCTGTGCCATTTAATATCTCAGTTGAGCGTCTAACCGAGGATAGCAATTCGCAACGCTTACAAAACGGTACAATTTGGAGTAGTTACACCGAAATTATCGATACCGAGTTTACCTACCCTAATTCAGCGGTTGCCGGTATCAGTTTTGATTCGGAGTATTTTAATAATATCCCGACCCGAAACTACCTAATTAAAGCGAAAAAAGTCAAAGTGCCAAGCAATTATGATCCAGTTAAACGCACTTACACCGGCTTTTGGGACGGCACATTTAAAATTGCGTGGACGAACAACCCTGCTTGGGAAATTTACGATTTAGCTCCGATTTTAAGCAAAATGCTTGGGGTTGAAATCAGTTTTGACAAATGGGCGTTGTATGATGTTGCCCGCTATTGCGATCAACTTGTGCCGGACGGTATGGGTGGAATGGAGCCTCGTTTCACCTGTAACGTATGGCTCACGGAAGTTAAAACTGCCTATGACTTGTTGAATGATTTCTGCTCGGTATTCCGTGCGATTCCGATTTGGACCGGAACAGAAGTATCGGTCATTATCGACCGTCCGCGTGATCCGGTTTGGACTTACACAAATGCTAATGTAGTTGGTGGATTTGAACGATCCTACTCTGCTCGCAAATCACGCCATAATGCAGTGCAAGTTACTTATTCGGATAAAACAAATGGCTATGAAAGTGCGATTGAATATGTCTCTGATGACGAGGAAATCAAAAAGCACGGCTTAAATTTAAGCCAAGTAACTGCCTTTGGCTGTACATCTCGTGGGCAAGCACACCGTACCGGAAAATGGATTTTGGAAACCGAAAAACGGGAAAAGGAAACCATTACTTTTACCGTGGGACGTGAGGGCTTAATGCACTTGCCGGGTGATATTATCCGTGTTGCCGACAGCCATTATGCCGGTACGGAAATTGGCGGACGTGTACTGGCGATTAATGGCAGAAAAGTTACCCTTGACCGTGAAATTAGCATTGATAACGCCAGTTATTTTACCTATATCAACGGTGAGGCAACGCACTCTAGCATTAAAATCCAATCGGTAAACGGTAAAGAAATCACGCTAGATAGCACGCCAACCGGCTTAGAAACCTACGGCGTATGGTCGTTATCGACTAAACAAATCAGCTCGGGCTTATACCGCTCCATCTCGATTGTTGAAAATGCGGACGGTACGAATACGATTACGGCATTGCAACACGAACCGCAGAAAGAGGCGATTGTAGATAACGCTGCTCACTTTGTGGAAACGGCGAGAACGCTTTACAAAGCCCCGCAAATTAACGCAGTAGAAGTCTCGACTGGTTATGACGGCAAGCTCTATATCTCCAGTGATATTAGTTCTGGCGACGGTAAGCTAACCTATGATATTAAAATCAACAAAGATGGTAATTTGTATCAGTTCAAGAAAGGATTAGCCGACCCAAATATTGAGTTGAGCGATTTACCGAATGGCGATTACAGCGTGATTATTTACGGCAAAAACGCCAAAGGGCAAATCGTCACCGAAAAAACACAAACCTTTACTATTGATCGACCTCCAGCTCCGACCGGTGTAGTAGTAACAGGTGGATTAGGGCAAATTACCCTCGAATGGGATTGGGTAAATGAGGTTACGCAAACCGAGATTTTCGCAGCGGAAACTGATAATTTCGCCCTTGCAAAAAAAATCGCAAAAGTGACCGCTAGAACCTACGCTCACACACTAAAAGGTAACAAGGTTGTACGCTATTATTGGCTACGCCATACCAGAGGCATTAATGTCGGACCGTTTTATCAACAACAGGGGGTAAGAGGACAAACAGCGGTTGATTTGGATGCTCGATTAACCGAATTAAACACTCAGTTATCACGCAATATTGTTAATGAGGTTTTTGATGTTGCTGCACCGGCAAGAGGTTTAGAATTAGTGAAAACAGTCGCTAATTTGACCGACAAAGGTACTAAACTGGCGTCATCTCAAGTTTACAATCAGGCTGACGGCAAGCTCTATACTTGGAACGGTACAGCATACTCAGCTACAGTGGCTGCGGAAGATGTTACCGGCAAATTATCAAAATCTAAAATTGATACGTCCCTTATTTCGCAATTAACAGGTGCAGATAACACCGCAAATTTGGCAAGAAGATTAGCGGAAACAGCTCAAAGCAACATTAACCAAGAGATTACTAACCGACAAGATGCCGTTACTGCCGAAGCAAATAACCGTACTAAAGCCATTCAAGCCGAAAGTGCGAATTTAACGAAAAAAATTCAAGCTGAAGCAACCGCTCGTGGGGCTGCTGTTACACAGTTACAAAATGTTGATGCTCAACAAGCACAACTCATTTCTGCTGTCACAGCAAAAGCTAATAATGCTCTATCAGGCTTGGAAGAGGAAAAAACAGCACGAGCAAACGGCGATAAAGCTGAAGCTCAAGCACGTGAAGCATTAACAGCAAGAATGGGAGCAGCTGAAAGCAATATCGTAACTATTCAACGTACGGTAGCAAATAATGCCCAAAGCATTAGTGAAGTCAGTCAGAATTTAAATGCTAAGATTGATAATATCAATATCGGAGGTCGGAATTTATTAAGAGACAGCGAGTTCAATGCGTACAATAAATGGGGTAGCCCACAAATTGAATTTGCTGAAAATGCAAATCGCCGAACTATCAAAGTAACCTCAACAGGTACTAACGGTCCTGTTGGTATTTGTTCATCTAATCGCCATTCCACATCTTATTTCCAACAAGGAGAAACTTATACACTCTCATTATTTGCTCGAGGAAGTAAGGCACTAGACTATCTCTATCTAATGCGTCAAGATGGGAATAACGTTAGATTACCAGTGATTAACGTTGCCTCTGAAACAGAGTTCAATTATTACAAACTGACGTTCAAAGCACCGTTTACCACACAACAAGGCTATTTCTTAGTTGGTTTTTTCCAATCTACTCCAAATCAATTTGTTGAGTTTCATAGTTTAAAGCTAGAAAAAGGAAACGTAGCGACAGATTGGACACCAGCACCGGAAGATGTGGACAGTGCGGTTAGTGCTGTTTCGGCTGATTTAACGAGTTATAAACAAACTCAAGCGGCTACCGATTCAGCACAAGCACAGCAACTTAATCAGTTATCTGTGAACTTGACCAAAGCAGAGACTAATTTCAACGCCAAAATCACGGAAGAAAAAAAAGCTCGTGTTGATGCAGATAAAGCGAATGCAGAGAGGCTCACAGACATAACAAGCCGTGTTGCAAATGCGGAATCAA